CACCTTGTCGATGAATATCGAAGCCATCCCGGCAGTATCTGGCTTGCTTGGGACGGGGAGCATAGGTTTCACTACGGATGGTACCGACGGAAAAGTAACCTACAACTGGGTGGCCGCCGACATGGCTGAGCCGAGCGATTATGAAGCGCAGATGTGGGCGTCAGACGGCATCCCGGGAAACGCGACACAGAAATATGAGTCCGACCTTTTGACGTATAGGATCTACAACGGACCAGGAAGTGCACCGTAATGGCTACACCGCTACCAGACATGATCCCCATGCTCAGGAGAGAACTCAACGCACCCGGTGCAGAGCAGTACCCCGACCTTGGGAGTGGCGACTACCTCGGCTATATTGCTGATGGATTCTGGGATGTACGTTTGGCGACGATGCTGACCGACTATACGATTCTTGATGGGGCGGACCTCACTACTCCCCAGCCAACGGGTACCGACTACATCACGGATCAGTCGACTCGGGTCGAGGACCTACCCGCTCAGTTCCAGATGATGGTTGTCATTTTCGCTGGGGCACGGTTGTTGAGGAACAAGATTCTCACGCTGGCTGTCAACTACAAGGCGACTGCCGCAGCGGTGGATTACGAGCAGCAAGCTTCAGCCACCACCCTGCGTGCCATCCTCGCTTCTCTCCAGCGCAGGATGGATGAGCTGAAGACGGTCTACTCGGACGATTTCTCTCCCGGTCAGTTGTACTACATGGACGGGCCGTTGCAACGCGCGTATTCCATCAGTGGGCAGGAGGGTCCTTTTGGGGCCCTTTTGCTTTGGGGTTGACATAGAAAAAGTGTTCTACTAACATCGAACATAGAGAAAGGATCACTGATGGTTTTGCCCGTACTGGAAGAGAACGAATGGGGGCACGTGGAGATCAGGGAGATCATCACCGTTGTGCCCGATGGTGACAAGTGGATTTGGAGTGGGGATGTGTCGGGGCTGATGGTGTACGTCTTCTCCGCGACGTGGAGGGATCACATGTACGACGAGTTCCCCGCTTACTTCTGGGCGGACGTCCACAAAGAATTGGAGTCGCGCGACGATCCCGCAGAGATTGAGGTTGACATGGTGTATGACTTCGGTTCAATCGCGGACGAAAAGGAAGTGCGCGCATACATGAAGAAGCATCAGAATGAAGGGCCTCGCTTCCTTGTAATGCCACGCACGGATGTCGTCACGATGGCGTGTGGTTGGCTCCGTTCCTACGTGATTCGGGACGTAGTCTCTCTCTGAACGTTCACGTGAAGGATACAGATATGGGTGTGCTAGGATCAATAACAGATACCCTGACGCGTATGAAGCCAAGTCAAAGCGTAAGCTTCTTAGTTAGTCACGAGGTCTTCCGAGTGGCTTCCCGTCGCGCAGCAGGGAAGCACTCTACATACGTCACAGAGAGTCGCGTATGACGGGGTTGTTACTTATCCAGAGATTGCTTTTTCGTGTCCGTTCGGTTAAGTTGGAACAATGACACAAGTACCAAGAGACGGTGACACCAAGTTCCTTGTCCTTCGGGGAGTTCAGGACCACTGGAGCACAGCTCGATTCGGACCTACCGTGGAGGAGCTACGCCTAGCCGTAGGCCTCTCATCCAGATCCACGGTTCAGTTCCATCTGAACGGTCTTCTTGCGGAAGGTTATGTCTCGAATGTCCCAGGCAAGAGACGTACTCTTCGCGTCACCAAGAAGGGCAACATGCTGTTGCAGATACTGGAGGTATCATGAAACTCACGGCCAATAGCTCACCAGTCGCCCAGTTCGTTGGCTTGAGGAACAACCCCTCCAATCGAGCCTTCTCGGATACCAGTATCGTCCTCGCGGCTTATCTCGAAGCTTTGTCGAGTCTTCTTGCTGTGTGTAGTCAGGACCCAGACTCAAAGAATGTAGTACGCGGCATGTACCAAAACTATGCTACTCTTCGTCAGGTCAGAAACGACATAGATAACGATCTGGCAAGGGCGGACGTAACGTTCGAAGCAATCGAGGCAAGGTTGTCAATATGACCCGCAAGCGACTTAGTGAGTACATGAGTGAGATTGAGAAGGAACTTGGTTGATATACGCAATCATGATCGTTGGGCCAGGAGAGGTCGAGCGGTACCTTGATCCGGTTGTGGACAGGGTGCTCCGCTGGGCTGATGGTCTACATTTGGCTTTGGAACCCGGAGCACGCGAGGAAGAGATGTCTTTCTTCAACGTGGATTCCATAGCTTACCTCAAGGTGTCCGCAGACGAGAATGAGTCGATGGCGAAAGACGAGGCGTGGCGAGATGCTGTGAACGCGTTTTGTCCCACGGAAGACGATCTGATGGCGTTCGTGAAGCCCACTGAGGTCATCCTCGATCCAGACGCAGTAAGGATGGCAGCCAGGGAACACAAGGACGAAACGGTGTTCCTTCCGTTCCGGCGTGGCGGTAGCTACCCCGACTACAGGCTGCGCGCTGGCAGGCTTCCGACTTATCACTTCGACTTCCCGTACCATGGCGTATCCGTAACATATATGCTCGATTATGACATGATGTCGTTTGAGGATAAGCTCGCCAAATGGGAGTGGTTTGAGCGCGTAGGTGCTTCTGACTTCTTTTCGATAGATCATATTCAGTCGATACAAAGAACACCCACCCTGAGGTCGTGGAGGAAGGGTGGTGTTCTACATGTCGGAGAGGCTGTCAGACGAGGAAATTCTCGCTCAACTCCAATTGTCTGAGGACGCAGAGAAAAGCGAAGCCTTTGACGAAATGACGGTTGAGGGTTCTTCTGGTACTGAGTACAATGTGTTGACAACAGAAGAGGCCGTGTGGTTCAAGAGCGCGCTTAGGCTGTATCAAGACCAATACGACTTCGACAACATAGCGGACTTGCAGGATTTGGACCGCTTGCTGGCTATGGAATTATTGTCTTATCGCTATAGTGCATGGCTGATACGTGAGTCCGACTATTTCGGCAATGCGTACGACGACAAGGTTGTGCGTGACAGTAAGGACAAGATCGACAAAAATATCCTGTCCGTTAAAGCGCATCTTGGCATAGGTAGGAAAAACAGGGTCGAATCCGAACAGCAGTCGACTGCCGATTACATCTCCAACCTCCTACAGAGGGCCGGGGAGTTCGGTATCCACAGGGACGACCAGAACGCCAAGATTCTGAATCTGTTCATGGACCTCAAGACGCTCATCGGCCTGTATGACCGATCGGACGACGAAGAGCGGACACACAACCGCGTTCAGGTGGTGGACATCATCGACTGGATCCGCACCGTTGCCATTCCGGAGTTCCAAGAACTTGACGACCATTTCCGCGAGAATCAGAAGTACTGGATCAAAGACCTATGATGGAATTCAGGCGCTGCGAGAGATGTCTTCACTACCACCAAAACGAGATGCTCCCCGTCGAGAAGGCGTGTCAATGCATGAAGTATTTTGGTGATGTGACGATCACTACAGTACCGGATGGGGCTTCAGCCGTTACCGTTACGTCAGCGTCGGGTGCGTCGTTTTCGTTTGATACCGCCAAGTTGAAGACCAAGCCACACGCGGTGCTCGGTTACGTATGGCGATAACACCGAAGGCCCAGCCGCTTACTGTCGAGGAGGCGTATTTCGTATCTCTGATACAGGACAATTCCGGCATAGACCTTGCCGAATTGGTCTGGGATGACCCGATGGCCTCCAATGTCGAGAAGATCTTCAGATGTTGGGACTTCCAGTATTCGTGGTGGCGTGATGCTGGAACGTACGTGATCGACCAGTGTGGTCGCGCGATAGGAAAGACTGCCTCGATCATTTTGCGCGGGTGGGTGTTCGGTATACAGCACCCTGGGGCGGAAATGGTGGTCACCGCACCAGAAGCCGTTCACTTGGCGCCGCTCACGTCGCGCATTGAGGACAGGATAAAGTCACACAGGATCACGCGCGAGCTGTTGCCGGGTGGGGTGGGGAGGGGATTCAAGCACCGCCCCTTCCAGGTGGATTTCCGCAATGGGTCCAAGATTCTTGGCCGTATACCACAGCGAGACGGTAAGGGAGTGAAGGGCCTTCACCCACTCAGGCTCGAGATGGACGAGGCGCAGGACTATCCGGTTGCTGGCTGGTTGGAGCTGATCGAGACCCTCAGACATGGTGAGGAGGGCGCACAGTGGCGTGCTCATGGTGTGTCTCGTGGCGTGCACGACGAGTTCTACCGACACTCACAGGACCAGTCCATGTGGAGTGTTCACCGCAAGACCGGCATGCATCGCCCGACTTGGTCCGACAAGGAGCGCAAAGAGAAGATCGAGGCGTATGGCAGTCGCGACTCTCCTGACTACAAGAGGAACATCTATGGGCTCCATGGCGATGCGACGAATCCGTTGTTCGTTCTCCATCGACTAATGAAGACGGTCGATGACAATCAGGGCTCGGACTACAACCAGGACATCTAGCATGGACGTAGGTTTGACCTCTCATCCCAGCGAGATGTTGGTCTTTGGTGAGGAGAAGGTAAGGAAAATCGAGAAGACAGCCTTGCGTTTGCTGACGCGCCTGAACTTGCAGCGCATCTCCGCAGCGAACCAGCGTCGTATCGTGCAGTTGCTTTTCGACTTCTACAAGCCACGCAGGTTCTCTATGGACCGTGGCGGACTTGGGTTGCCCGTGTATCAGGACCTTCATGAGGAGATGCCGAACGAGAGGGATCGCATCATCGGCTATACGGCTGATGAGAAGGTTGTGGTCGGGTGGGAGCCACACGAATCAACGGAGAATCCAAAGGACTTCGAAATCAGGGCACGAGTGAAGGAATACGGGTACGACCTTCTTGTTGACTCCGGTCGCCTCATCCTCCCTTGGGATCAGGAACTTCTGGGTGAGTGGCAGGGGTCGACCTGGTACCGAGAGCGCTCCGAAACGAATCCGTACGGGAAGAAGGCGTTCAACAGGGGCTCGTTCCACTCCCTTGATGCTGGCGCGATGATGGTTGTCGGGAAAGAACTACTCCTGCTTGACAAGATGTCCGAAATGCGCTCCAAGCCGGAGGTTGTGCCCATTCTCTGGGCTTAGTCGTGCTAAGCTCCTCGTATGAAGCTTCAGGCGAAGGATGCGTCTGGTAATAGCACCGTAGCGCCCATTAGCAAGTTTGACGGTCTCTCTCTTTACGAAGAAGTAGAGGCGATGATCTCAACCATGCAGGACGTTGTCGATGACACACCGGACATCATGATCAAGACGAGCATGGCGTTGATGGCGCGCTGTACCGAGATCTGGATACAGCTCTTGCGTGTTGAAACCGTAGATCGCAAAGCCAAGGCGTTTCGTACGATGCAGTTAGCGAAGATCATGGAGCTGATTGACTTCGAGTACAAGGGTGCTTCTCGACTTATCGAGGTAGCTCGACAGGAAGTGGAGTTGAGTAGATGAGTGAGCATAACTTTGAATCACAGATCGTGAGTGGCGTGGCCATTGCGTCCGAGGTCGAACCCGAAGAAATAGAAGCATCCCTTGCCGAAGGCATGGACAGCAGGCTCCCGTACAACGTCTCTCGCGCTCTGGCGAGTTGGGCTGAAGACACCAAGACCGGCGGACGTACGCGAAGTCTGTTCCAGGCGGACAAGTACGTCACTCCCGGCAAAATCTATGACCAGATGCAGGTCGCTTATGATGCTCTCGATGATGATGTTGTCGGGAACGTTGCCGACGTGTCCGAAGCCATGGCGTTCCAGAAGGTCACGTTTGAGACAGCAGCCGACAAAGATCAGGAGAATGTATGGGGACAAATCGGAAGAGACCTCGATCTCGATTCCTTCGTGCGAACGATGTGGAGAGAGCTGTTCACCACGTCCGTCTGTTATCCCGTTAAATGGTGGGGCACGAAGACCTACAAGGTCACCGAGAAGAGAGAGAAACGGAAAGCAAGGAAGGAATACGACCTCGTCGTTCCTACGGCCCTAGGCTTCCTCGACCCAACCCGCGTCGTCCCCGTGAATCCCGATCCTTTCGGCGGGAACCAACTCGCATGGATCGTGGAATCAGAGGACGAGATCATTGGCGCCGATGATGAATTCATCTCCAAACTCTTTCTCGGAAAATACTCACCCTCGCAGTCGGAAGCACAAAAGCTCGAAAAGGAAGGCATCGAGGTTGATAAGCTCGTTTTGCTGAATAACCAATATGTGTGGGAGCACGGACTCACGAAGGCACCGTTCGATCGCTGGTCGCGGATACGGCTGAAGTCCATCTTCCCTCTACTGGACCTCAAGCATCAGCTTCGGGAGATGGACCGCGCGTTCCTTCTTGGCGGTATCAACTTCATTGTCCTTGTGACGAGGGGCACCGATCAGATCCCAACCACCAAGAACGAAGTCACTGATACCCGCAATCAAGTTAGGGCACAGTCGAGGTCTCCCGTCATCGTGTCGGATCATCGCATCAACATCGAGATCATCACTCCGGATATCGAGCATGTGTTGAATGAAGGCAAGTGGGACGTTATTGACCAGAGAATCCTCGCACGGCTGTGGGGTATGTTCACGATGCCGAACGATACGGGCAACAAAGAGACTTCCATGACAATGGGTCGCGTTATTGCGCGTGGTCTCGCATCACGAAGATATATGATGAAGCGTTCGATTGAGAGGAACGTCATCAAGGAGACGATAGAGCATCCACTGAATGTGGATTTTCAGGAAGAGACTTTCATCGAGTTCGCGCCACGAAGGATGGAACTGGAGTTCGATCCGACTGTTGTGACCATGATTCAATCTCTGCGTGATCGAGGCGACATGTCGAGAGAGACCGTTCTCACTGAGTTCGGGTTTGATCAGGCACTTGAAGCATCGAGGCGTGAGTACGAAGACGAGCGATATGACAAGGTCTTTGAGCCCGTCAACGTTCCGTTCGATTCACCGAACAAAGGAAATCCTGACAAGTCAGGCAGGGAGGGCGGCAGGCCCCCAGGATCTAAGACGACGGAGGAGTAATGTCCGACGAGACGATGCTTATAGAGCAGATCAATGACAAGCTGTACATGTCGGCGCGCGCCTACATCGTCGAAAACAAGGAACAGCTCCCCCGCGCCATGGCAGCCGAGTGGGAACAGAAGCAGATGAACGACAGCTTCTTGTGGATTGCCGGTAGGTACGCCCAGGCCAATCAACCCAACAAGAACAACGACTACTGGTCGTATGACGACATCGTTGCTGGGGAGTCGAGCATCAAGCACACGCCACTCAACGTTCTCCACAAGTGGGATCGTCCTGTTGGGACGTTTGTCGAAACGAAGATCGTCCACCGACAGCCAGCGAGCGATGAGTCGGAAGTGCTGCCCGAGATACAGGCCTTGGCCGTGCTGTGGGCAGCCAACTTCCCATCCATAGCACAGGCAGCAAAAGACGCACACGATGTCGGGCGCCTCTGGTATTCGTTGGAATGTACCGCAGAGACGGTGCAGTGCATGAGTTGCGAGAAGACCTTTGCCGTTCGTGCGGCAGCCTCCGAGCAGTGCGAACACCTCGTCGAGAAGACGTCCGCGAGACGTTGGATCAACCCGACATTCTTGGGTGGAGCCCTGATCTTCCCTCCAGCCAATCCTGGATGGAAAGATGCGGACATCACCTCAGTTGCTAGTGAGTTGATTAGAGAGTACGCAAACCGTAAGACGGAACAGCCCCCACTGACGACAGTTCAGTGGGAAGACGCAATGGCATCACTTCAGGCGTAGCTACAGACTGCACCCACAAAGACCGTGGTGTGGTCTATAGTTTCACGTGAAGGATGTGCAATTGAGCATGACTAACCAGCAAAAGCATGATCTCCTTATGGAGTTGCGTCCAGACGACGCCTCGCATGACGAAGCGGTGTGCATGCTTTGCACCGTCAAAGCCTCTGAGGAGGAAAACGTGGCAGATGATCTAGCGATCTTTACGCAAGAGCAGCACGAGCAGCTTCTTGCTACTGCTGTCGAGAAGGCGTCAGCCGAGGCGCGAGCCGATGTTGATTCTGAAGTCCTCAGCTTGAACGAAAAGCTTGAAGCTGCCACGAAGGCTGCGGAAGAGTCTGCCGAAACGATCGCAACGCTTGAAACAGCTATTGCCGATCGTGACGAAGCAGAGCGTCTTGCGGTCGTCGAAGGTGAGCGGGTAGCTGCCGTCAAAGCTGTCGCAACATTCTCGGATGAGCAGATCGAGAAGCGCAAAGAGTCCTGGACGAAGATGGAAGAGGAAGATTTCGAAGCCTATCTTGAGGATATCAAGACAGTCGCAACGGCCAAGGCCGAGGGCGAAGAGGGCGACGGATCCCCAAAGACCAACTTCGACGGGACACGAACGACCGCAGGCGCGGATGATGACGGAAGCGCGGTTTCCGCGTTCTTCCAGTCAGACCTCTCCGTCGCTGCGCAGTCCTAAAGGAGGAAAAACCAGATGGGATCAAGTACGACAACCCGAAACTTCGGGATGCGTCGTTTCACCAACCTGGTTCGTGAGGGACGGTTTCGCGCCCCCGCCAGCGGTACGGCTCTTGTGCTAGGCACGTTGGTCCAGATCGATGGGTCGGATACCGACCGCATCGAACAGGCCACTGCTGCAGCAGGCGTCGGTGTCGGTGGTTCGGGTGACGTGAGAACCGATCTGTGCGGAATCCTGTGGTACGAGCACGACTCGCAGACTTTCAACACCCCACCGTTTGGTGGCGCTGCTGGTGGTCTGGTACAGGATCTCGACTATGCACCGAATGGCCGTATGGTCCAGGTGCTTCACGGAGCCGGTACAAAGGTGTGGCTACGCAACACAGCAGCGGACACAGCAGAGCCGGGACTCAACTATACCCCGACTCGTGCTGCGGTGACGATGGTGAACTCCATCGGGACGGTAGCGGTGGGCGATCTTCTCGGTTGGGACCCAACGGGTTACTGGGCCGTGACGACCGAAGCAGCGGAGGCTTTCCTCCGTGTGACCGCACTCGACACAAACGGTGACGACTCGCTCGACGCCGAAATCATTGTTTAGGAGGTGACGTAATGTCCAAGACAGAATTCAAAAAGCTCATTGACAATTACGGTCGTTCTCCTGAGGAACGTGCCGAGTCGATCGAACTCATGGAAAAGGTCAACGAGGAAGCAAGGAAGAATTGGCACGACCCAGCATGGCGCCGCACGATGGCAGCCGTTCTGACCGAGTCGATTCTTGAAGGCTTCACGTTCGAGACTTTCTATGATCAGGTCATCAAGACAGATCGCGTTGGATTCGACGATCGTGTCATCCTTGAAGAGGAGACAGGCCTGAAGGTCTTCTTCATCGCCAAGGGTGGACACATCGAGGCAAGCGCAATGGTCAGCGAAATGATGGAGATCCCTCGGGATACCCTTGGTTTCCATGTCTACGAGTTCGAGGACAAGATGGAGTCCAACTTCGCCAAAGGCGCGGCAGTACTCCGGAACCTCGCAGTCCGTAGGCTTGACTGGGGCGTGAACAAGCAGATCAAGGCGCTCATCGAGGCTGGAATCGACTCCGGTTCCCCGTACTACGTCACAGGCGCAGGTGTGGATAAGGCCGCTCTGGACCAAGCTATCCGCGAGGTTCGGGACGAGTCTGTATCCGGCACCGTGACCCTATACGGTCGCTCCACGATGGTCGACCAGATCATGGACTTCCCTGGCTTCGCAGATGAAGCTCTGGAAGAGATCCGCAAGCGTGGGCGTCTCGGCGTCTACCGCGGTGCCAGCGTACTGCAGGTCAAGAACTGGAAGGATGAAGACGGTGTCTCCTTCATTCCGGCGAATGAGATGTATGTGGTTGGCGACGATGCTGGCCTCTTCGCGATGTACGGTGGGCTCAAGTCCAAAGAATACGTCGAAGACGACAACTGGTACTGGCACTACATTGGTAGGCAGGACTTTGGTGGAGTCCTCCACCGTCCCGAAAGGGCACGTCGATTCGTCGATTCGAACATCAGCCCGTAATCGAACTACGAAGGTAACACGCATTGGCCCCGCTTCGGCGGGGCCTTTGTGTTATGCTTCACGTGAAGCCCAGAGAGGGCGCAAGGAAAGGAATCAGGAATGCCGAAGAATGACGAAAAGGTGGAGGTTTGGAAGAACTCCGCAGCAGGAATGAGATGGTGTCAAACGCTTGACGCCCGTGGCCTAGAGAAGGCGAAGCTCGTACAGGCGGGTCGGGTTTTCACCATCACACCATTTGACAGGCAGTTAAATCAAGACATGGCTGCCTCACCAAAGCAGGACCTTTTCCGGAACGGCACGTTCGTTCTCGTGAAGGCTGCGAAAAACACCGAAATGACTGAGATCGAATCGCCCGATTCTCTCACCGATTCTGAGGTTCAGGGACTCGTACACGACATCCTGGCGAAGACGCTCACAGCGGAACAGGTGGTACGTGACATCACGAGCCCCATTGCGCTCAACAGGATCTATACGCAGCTAGTTCTTGAGGAGGACGCTCCTAAGCATGCCCTTGAGGTCGTGAAGGCCAAGAAGGCCAAGATGGAGGGAGGCACCCAGGTTGCTACAGAGAGAGTCGTCGTTGCGGACGCTCCGGAGCCAGAGGTTGTGGAGACTCCGCGCGGCGGCATACCGCAGGTCGATACACCGGACTACGTGACAACGAAGCCCGAGAAAGTGGGGCAGTAGGTGGCGGAGTCGGTAGGGAGCATAACTTCTGTTGCGAACATCCCAACGGATGCCATAAGAGAGACCCTTCGCCAAACGATGGTGATGGGGATGCCTTCTACCGTGTCCGAGCAACCCACCTTCTATTTCGAGGGCGAGAAGACATTCGATGAGGCTGATACGGAAGGCAGTCCCTGGGATTGGACAGACACTCCTACTGCTGATACAGGTGCAGCTCCTATCCAGGTTCTGTGTGCCTACGAATTCTTCTCGCCCTTGGGTAGGCAGGGTGCCTTTAACACCGAGGTGGGTGAGTTCAACCCGACCACGGTTGTGTTGACCATGTTCGAGGATGAGTTCGCCAGCGTGTACGGTTTCACGTATGTGACGATAGGCCCATCGGATCAGCGTTGGTACTTCAGGTTCTTTAAGCCAGCGATCGGACTGAACGACTTGACTGTCTACGGGGTCCATTGCGTCGCCACTGGAGTTGACTGATGGCCACACTTGAAGGCGGATTGCGTGACAGGATGCTTCTTGAGTCCATTCTTCAGGACATCAAGGCGGACCTTGTCGCGCGTGGTTGGTTCACCCTTGGTCGCGAGCATGGCCCTATCACGATCGTAGATGAGTATCCCGACGACAAGGCAGAGGTGGAATTGAACACCATTGCCTTCTCCTTAGGGGATACCAACTCTACCTCAACGGAGCTGGGTTCCAAGGCGGAGACGTTGTACGTACCGGTCTTTATCGACATGTTTGCTGAGAACGACGGGCTTGGTAGGCACGTTGTCGGTGACATCCATTCCCACGTTCAGGACGTTGGCCAGTTCGATGTGCTGGACTACAGGGACCCTTCACCTCCCGTCGAGTTCAGGGTCCAACTGGTGGACGGCTCCATTGAGAGAAGCAAGCCCACGAGGGCTGTCAATTCGTGGCAGAAGCATTGGCATGTGGTGGGCTTTGTTGTTACAGAGGAAAGGGCGAATGCATGAGAAAAGAGAATTCAATGGCCGCGAACCTCGTGGCTACCAGAGGTAACAGATGCTCGGCTTCCATCTTGGGTTATCTGGAGAAGAACGTGTATGAGTCCCATCCCGACATCACGACTCATGAACAGAAAGCCATCCGACAGATGGTTCTGGACACTATCAACTCATTCAAGGACTTGGCGATTGACCGAGATACACCAGGCGATCAAGTATGGCTAGTATCCCAGGCCTCGTTTCGGGTGGTTCCGGTTCTATTCGGATGATCGTTGACGAGGAGGGGTTCAAGCGTATGCGCGACGCCGTGCAAGCCGTGCCGGTGAACCTCAAGAAGAACCTCGTACAGTCCGCCGTGGTAAGCGGTAGGGGTGTCATGAGACAGGCTGAATCTAACTTCTATTCGAGCATCAGGCGCGGAGGCGAGACGGGTGAGGGGAAGGAACGTGGCCGTCAGACCGATAACTTCACGTTCGGTGGTGAGGGTGCTGCGTTCCATTCTTCCGCCTTTACGATCAGCAAGGATCTGTTCGGGTTCGGGTTCCCCTTCATACCCGACGCCGATAAACGCACGAACTATGTATGGAGGTCCCTGGAGTTCGGCCTTGAAGGGAAATACAACGAGCCAGTGTCTTACCTTGAATTGAACGAACTCTTTCCGACCGGGTCCCACTTCCTTCCCAAGCGCTTCTACTTCACCAGTGACGACCCGTCGTCTTCAACCCTCAGGCTCCCCAAGAAGGGGAGAAGGAAACTTCCTCCGGGTCTGAGGATGCTCAAGTCCCCACCGATCAAGCCTGGTGGTATCCAGGGCAAGCATTTCATCGAGAACGCGTGGATATCTGAACTCGAACGCATGAGCGGTAGATGGAAGCGAGATATCGAGAAGACTATTGCGGTGTTCGGAAGGTGAGCCTATCCGTGAGGAGGGTGAGACTGTCCATGAGTCTGAACGTTCACGTGATACTCTGTGGCCACCCGAATAGGGAAACAGACGACTAGGAGAGGTCCTTATGGCAATCAAGGGCGGACAGATCCTCCACGTTTCAGGTGGGTTCGTCATCGACCGCATTCAGACTGGCGGCGTGACCGGGATCAACGTGAATGAAGACAAGATCGAGGAGCTGGGAAATGTCGAGTCTATCGGCACTGTCCGAGACATCCCTGACCTCACGTTTGAGGTTGAGTCTTTTGACGTAACAACTGAACTGGAGTCAATTCTTGTCGGTGGCATCAATGACGAAGCCGACGGCACAGTGTTCGATCTCGCAGCAAACGTACCCATCAACGTCATTTCGCCGTTCAAGGCTTCAGGTGCCTACACGGTAGACGGTGGTGTGGTTGTTCCATACCTGTCACTTGAGTCAATGAGCTACAGCTTTGCGATCGGTGATCCATCTACGATGACAGCCACGCTACGTGGAGACTCGGTCTTCTACGTCCCTGGTTCCGTCTTTGAGGAGTCGTTCGACGGTACCGGAGCTCAGACCGTGTTCACGTTTACGGACGGCCCTGCGTATTCGTCCGTGGTTGGGACCGACACGTATTTCGCTCTGTCAGTAACGGTTGATGGCGTTCGCCAGAAGATTGGTACTGACTTCACGAACGACGAAGACGAAGTCACGTTCATTGTGGCTCCTGAGTCTGGTACGGACAACGTTGTCCTTACTTACGGCGGTGGTGAGGTGTCAACGTATCCACAGTCAGTGCACCCGGTTGGTATCGCGTCCCAGGGTACTTTGACTATCGACACGATGCCGACTGATGCTGACACGTACACCATCGACACGAAGACGTACACCCTAGAAGATTCGCTGTCGGATGTGGACGGTAACGTCTACACCGGCGGTTCTCTTGGGCAGTGCCTACTGAACATCGAATCTGCTATGAACCTGTCGGGTGTTGCTGGTACGGACTATGCGCTGTCGATGACCGCCCAT